TTCTTTTACAATCGTATTGAACAGCAATATGTTCAAGCATCTCAGAAACTTCATCTTGCCACAGTTCTCTCTTTTCACCTGCAAGCAAAACAACCTCTACTTGTTTAAAGTTTGGTAAAGCTGTAATTCTAGTTACAAATGTACCAAACACTTTATGTTTTTCACCATCATCAGATCCAAACATTATAAACAACTGATATGCATTCTCTTTTAAATATTTTTTAAAAAGAGGCACTGATATCCAGTCGTCTTCGTACTTGATCCCTTGTCTTATAAAAAATTCAACAAGGTTCCAATATTTCTCAATCTCTTTTGGTTCTATCGCTAGAACCGAAACTTGCTTCTTAATTTGTTTTTTCTCTTTTTGCATCGACTAAATCAAAAATTCTTTTAAATTTTTTTTGTTGATCATAAAAAAAGGTTGCACCTTTTGATCTCATTTCTTTTCTGTCTTTAGGGGATGCGCCAGATAAAATTCCTGCTCCTAATACTGCATCTGCTCTTGATACAAATTCACCGTCAGCTAATTGAGCTAACATAGTATCTTCGTCTTTGTCACCATTACCTGCACCATCCTCAACATAACCTTGTGCTCTTACATAATTGTGTACGTCATTTTCATCATGAGTAGATTTAGATGGTAAATAATTTATACCACCTTCGTTAAATTTTTTTATTTCAGCTAATCCACCTTTAGCAGCATATATAGATGCTGGTGCAAACGATTGAATACCTCCGGTGTATTGTGGTGCTGGTTCAAAACCACCAGCTAATTTTTTAGCTTCTCTTTCTTTCGCTTGTTTGTAATCTTCTTCTGAAAAAGGTGGTTCAAATGGAACTGTATCTTCTGGTATTAAACTTAAAGCTGTAGTTCCTAAAAATAATTTTTCACCTGTTCCTAATCCTCTAAAACCTGAACCCTCTTTTATAATATTACCCGCAGCATCTTTAGTTGCTTTCTCACCTAATAATTTTTGTAGAAAGTTTTTTTGAGTCACTGGTTTACCAGCTTGCTGTGAGGCTATTTGAGCAGCTTCCCCTGAGGCTACTGAGCCTGTTCCTACTCCTAATGAAGATAAAGGAGCTCCTTGAAATGCTCCTATTCCTGCTTTACCTAAACCATAAGCACCACCTCCTACTAACGCTGCATCTTTAAGTGCAGTTCTAGTAGATTTTCCACGAAGTTTTTGTACGCCAAATGTGGCTAATGCTAGTGTAAATGGATCCATAATATTACTTTAACGTTATTGTGTAATATTACCATTTTACTTAGTTTTGATCAACTCATCAGCAAAACATCCTCTATATTGATGTTCACCTATATGTGAGATCCTATCTGTGACTAAAGCATAACATTTACCGCCTATATTCTTCCATCTTTTACAGAAAGCAAAATCTTCACCCATATATGTTTTTTTCACAGGATCAAATAATGTATCAAAAAGATTGTAATAAAAAGGTCTATTAATCATTTCACCGTTAATCACAGTTTTTTGAACAATCTCCATTTCAGGATAAGCTTCAATCATTTTTTCTATGGTTTCTTTTTTAATTAACATACAGCCAGTTGGAGAGTGAGTAACTTCTATGACACCATTATCATCCACTCTAATATTATCCTCATGTTCTACCTTCATTGGGTATCTATAAAAACCTTTGAACTTTAAATCTTTTGGACCTTTAATATCACCTGATTGCATTCTATCCCATCCTTTTTGCCAATTGAAATCTTTTAATGGGTAAGGAATAGATATGACGCCTTTATCGGCAGCGATCATTTTAAATATAGATTGTGCTTGAAATTCTATATCAGAATCAATAAATAATAAATGTGTATGTCCACTTTCCATAAAACTTGAAACACATAAATTTCTACCTTGTGTCACTAACGAAGACTTCATTATTTGAAAAGAAACTAATACATTATTTTTCATACATTGCTTTTGAAAATCTAAACAAGCTTGAAAGTAATGAATGGATACTTCACTATGACAAGGAGTGGCTACAAATATTGAAAACTTTTTTGCTTTTGGATCTTGTATTTTTTCTTCTTCCTCTGGTTTTTTAAACCAAATAGGTTTACTAGGATCCTGCATTAATCAACCCACCTATCAATAAGTTTAATTTTTTCCTCTGCATCTACTATCCTTTGTAATAATTTATCTATTTCATCTAGATGTTGTGGGTGTTCTCCAATCCCTACTGAATTACTAAGGTATATATTTATTGTCGTTGATGATTCAGCTATCTGTGCTTCATATCTTTTTTTAAGTGCTTTTAGCATCTAATGCTCCTTTCAAAAAGCTGGTCCAATAACCAGCTATAGTTTTCCAATTATAAAAATGATTAAAGAAATTCTGTTGAAATTGTAAATGTGTGTGGCAACCCTCACTATTAATTTGATTTGGTATACCCTCTATGACTGCTGCAAATTGTTTAGCTAAATTTTCAAAATTTATATCCATAGGTATATAAACAGGAAACTCCGAACAAGTTTCATATAATGCACCATTGTCTGTAGTAGCCACATATAAACCACAAGCTAGTGCCTCTAATGCAGATATACAAAATGTTTCTTCCCAAACATTTGGGTAGATAAATGCATCGTAAGTATGTAAGTTTTCTAATATATACTCATTAGATTTATATCCGATATAATTAACATTCTTTAGAGTTTTAGCTTGATCATATAAAGGTTGATATAAGTGATCATTTTGTTTTTTAAAATCATCTCCATATACTTGAGTGCTACTATACACATCTAATTCTATGTTAGGGTTTTTCACTAATTGCATAGCTCCTAATAAGACAGATAAACCTCTCCAAGGAGTAGGGTGATATATCAATTTGATTTTATCTCTATTAGGTTTAGGGTCTCTTTTTTTTATATCAGGAATACCATTTTTTATCACAGTGCATTTTTCATGTGGAATATTAAATGTCTTTCTCCACTGTTCATAATTCCAATGACTATTGAAAACATAAAAATCATATTCTTTTATTCTTTCAGGGTCTTTAAAAAATTGTTGATAGTGAGGTTGATCAGTAGCCATTTTCTGCCAAAGAATATTTATTTTATCTTTTGACAAAGGAACTTTACCTGGCACAGAAGTGCAAATTTGAAATTTGTTTAATAAATCTTTAGATACATATTTATCTAAAAAATTATGTTGAAGTTCTGTTCCGCCTAATGGTTTCATTTTTGTGTTTTAGTAAATATTGGTAAATCAGGCACTTGAACTTCTACATCGGTCGCTAAATCTTCTTTAGGATGCTGCTTTAAAAAAGCTTCTTCCGTTTCGTATCTTTCTCCTGTTTTAATACTTCTATAAATAGTTTTAGTCTCACATTTAATTTTTTGATATACAGTCATAAACTGTTACTACTATAATTTAACGACCTTGTCCACGACTTTTCTTTCTACGTGGTTTTCTTTTATTTTTATTTTTGGTGTGCACTCCTGGACGCTTTTTAGGTGTACGCTTATGATAATTATTTACTCCGAATAGAGCTTTCTTTTTAGCCATTGTTAATTAATTTTATGTTACATGATAGACTTATTCTATCTTCATTTGTGTTGTTAATTGTTACGTAATGCTGTAAGTGAGAAGGAAATAAAATAAATAGTTGTTTTTTAGGTTCCACTTCAAACTTATTAAAACTATCAGTGGTTTTAAAAAACTCATCATATGCTTGCATTTCTACAGTTTGATCATTTCTTCTGAAAACTAACAAACCAGGATCCTTTGGAATTTTAATATAATACACTATTGCGAAATGACTATGTGGATGAATATGAATATTATTATAACTGTTTTGAGTATTTTTATTAACCCATGCGTTTAAAAATTTAACATAAGAATTTTTTATATTGAATGAAAATAATGCGTTTCGTATAGCAGGAGTAAAAAAATTCACAAGCTTTTCATCTAGAACATTATTAGTTTGAATACCATTGACATTACTTCTTCTACTAATATTTTTACTTTTTATGGCTTTTTGTAAAAGTTCTAATATGTGATTATCTAATTCAGAGTTAGATAAAAATTCAGAATATAAAGAATCACTAAATATTATTTGTTTAGCCATTCTCCTGAGATCTATCTATTTGTGCATAACTTATCAGGCCTTGTATTGTATTACTGCCTGTAGCTGCTTGCACAGTTATAGCATCACCTGCTTCTAAGTTCAAGCCTTGAGGTGAAGCATTTACTTGTGACTTAGCGCCTACTTCGTCTCGAAAAAATTCGTATTCGGTGCTGGAGTCTGATGAGTCAACAAAATTCATTTGTACTAGAACTCCTGATGACGCATCATTATTTGCACAATAAATACTTTTTATTATAATTGTTGCATTAGTGGGACATGTAAGAACAGTAGTTTTACCTGTGCTTGCTTGTTTATAAGCTTTGTTTTTATATTGTATAGTCATTAGGACAAAAAATAGTTAAAAGCATTAATATCGTTTTTTATATCATTCTCATAAGAGAAGTTCAACTGAGATTGAAGTGTTCGCAATGCTTGTTGAATCTGTCTTTGATCTTCTTCAGTATAAACTGGTTTTGGTTCGGGTATCTGTATTGTGATTTTTGCCATTATCTTCTACCGTCAGGTCTTATATCAAATCTAAATGAACCGTATCTCCAGCTTTCATCTAAACTTTCATTTTCAATTTGCACAGCTGCTAATCTAGCCCTAGCTCTAGTGTTGATCTTTGTAGTGGTAGAGCTAACTGTAAAAGGACCTAAAGGGCTAGATGATGCAGTGCTTCCCTGTGGAAAAGAATTTAAAAATATTGTTACTTTTGCGTTACCACTTATTCTTTTAAAGTCTGGTAAAAATCTACTCATACTTAAAATAAACTCACCATCGCCTGGCACTCCTTGATTACCATTTAAATCAAACTCTCCAGATTTTATAAAAGAAGTTATGGCTGTTTCTGTGCCATCTCCGTTTGCCTGATTAACACCAACTTCATGTGCATAATAAATTGATGCACCATTCTCAACACCATTAATGACTGGAAAAGTAGGAGTGTCTGATGCATTATAGTCAGTAGCATAAGGTTTTTCATATACAGTTGATCCAACCCATGTGGATCTATCTAAAGTTCCTGTTGTCCAAACAGCTTCATCAAAATTATATGTAACAACCCTGTTTACTACGTCAGAACCAGAAGTCGGATAAAACCAATTTATTTCAGAGTA